ATACCCGCTTGCGGTGCGGATGTGTGACTTTGGCTCACGATACTCTCGGCTGGCGACAGGATACGCAAACGTCAGCGCTATGGCGTCTGCTGCGTCCGGTGAAGCCAAACCACGGGCTTTCATGTCCTTTTTGGACTCTAGATAGATCGTACCACGCGAATCGGGTTTCATCTTAGGCGAAATCAGGTCACTTTTCAAGAACCTGTCGTTGGGCACGCTGGCTGTTTTTAACCAATTGCGCATATCACCCCACATTTCAGCCCGTTTGTTGCCGTACATGATAGGGTTTTTGGCCTTGTTGCCGAAGTTTACGCCCCTGACCTTGTACCGCTGCTCTTTAAGCCGGTCCACGACGCCCGCCCCCAGCCCGCCCTCGTCGATGTTGACCAGCGACGGCTTGAACTCCTCAATTGCGTCGATGACGTGGCCCACGACCGTCATTGTGTCGTCGCCCCGGTGCCTGATCAACTTAACGATGTCCCGCCCCTGCCGCACGGCGATGACCGTCGCGTCTGCCCCGAACCGCGCCGGGTCTACGCCAATCACAATCGGTGCCGACTGGTCCATATGCTTGGCCCGTTTCATTGCCTCATCGACCACGCCGATGCTGATGAACTGATCGTCGCCCTCGTTCGGGAACTGACCGTACACCTCGACGTGCGCTTGGCTGCTGTCCGGCCCATACTCAGCAATGATTTGCTCGTAGACCTGTTTGTCGGTGCCCTCGACCGTCCTGGCGTCCACGATTTTTGACGCCCAGAACTCCCGCTTGCTGTTAAACGCCTCGTAGAAGTACCCGGTGTTGCGGCGCGGGTTGGAAAACGCCAGCCAGAAGCGGTTTGGCGTGTTTTCCGTGAAGAATCCGCTGGTCACCGCCCAGATTGAGTCGTCGATACCCGACGCCTCGTCGAATATCACCATGACGCCGTCGAAGTTGTGCACGCCAGCGTAGGCGTCCGGGTTCTCGGCCGACCACAGCCGCCCCTCGACGCCCCAGTATCTGGTGCCTTTCTTCAGATCGCGCTCGACCAGCTCTGTCAGCCATTTGGCCGGCATCAGCCTGGTAGCACTTACTTCAAACCAGTGGCTGTTGATCGACATCGCCAGCCACTTTGTCAGCTCGGCCCATGTAATACTGCGGAGCTGGCTCTCACTGTTGGCCGATATGATGGTCGTTGAGCCTATGCGCGTGGACAGCATCCAGTCTGTAATCCAACTGACCAACGCCGACTTGCCAATACCACGGCCAGAACTGACCGCTAGGCGCAGCACGTCGAAGTCCACTTTGCCGCCGTTTTTCTTGATGTGCTCGGCCATAGTCGCAAGCACCTCGCGCTGCCACTTGCGCGGGCCAGTGAAGTGCTCCAGTGGCGTGCCCTTGACGCCCCACGGATACGCGAACATCACAAACGCCAGCGGGTTGTCCTTGATGGCCGGGCTCCATAGCCGAGCCATCAGCTCCTGCTCATCCTGCGCGCTGTAGCGTGTTGTCTGCATGTTGTAGCACTTGGCTTGGGTTGTTCTCAATCACGTCGATGACGCGTCGCTCGGCTTCTTGTAGCGCCGCTGTAATGCTGATCGCCTGGTTCACATCTACTGTAATGGCCTGCTTGGCTACCCAGCCGTGGACGTTCTGCAAGATCGCCAGCGCCGCCTTGGCGTCGCCCTGCGCTGCGGCGTCGTGCAGCAGGTGACTCATCTCCATCTCGCCCTCGGCGCGGCCCTTGAGTTCAGCGTACTCCGCAATCTCGTCAAACTGCTTGAGCCTAGCGTACTCCTTGGGCAACATGCCTGCGGCCAGCGCCAGGTTGTCGCCTTTGAGGCCGAGCTTGGCAGCTTTATAGATGCGTGCCAAGCGATCTTCAGTCGCTTGCAGTTGACGCGGCTCGTATGGCAGGGTTTCGAACATGGGCCGAATATACCAAAAATTTTTTGAAAAAAGAAAAAAGGTTTGTAGCCCCTCCGCTGCCGTGACCGGCCGGCCGTCGGCCCTCCCCCTCCCCCCTGGTTAGCGGGCACTCACTCACACGGCCAGCAGCCGTGGACCATGTGGACAATGTGGACCACGGGTTTGCAGTCGCAAGGCTTGCGTGGCCGCGCGCCACCTGGGCGACGGCTGTGGACAATGTGGACCATGGCCGGGCAAGCGCATGGCTTGCGTGGCGTGGGCGTGGGCGCGTGGGTTTGTGGACAATGTGGACATGTGGACCATCGATTTTAAATCGCTGGACCCCCTTTGGCGCGCGGGCTGACGGCGTCGGTGCAGACAAGGCTGTATATCCATACAGTATATATTTTTATCTCTCTCTAGACCTCAACACTCATAGTCCACATTGACCACATGGCCTCGTTTTCATTGGGCGCGAACGTGGACCATGCCCGCGTTTTTCCCTTGTCCACGCATGGTCCAACGCTATCCACAATCCCGACTATTTTGTAGGGTTGTTGCATTGTGTAAAAGAATCCTTTATGATCTCGCACATGGCAACAACGCCATGCAATAGAGTAAAGGCAAACCATGTACCGCGTCACTATAACCCGCACCGATGGCACCTATTGCGAATCGATGCGCTTCGCGTCACTGCCCGACGCGAGCGCTTGGGCGCAATGGCAAGAGCAAACCATGGGCCGCATCGCCCATATCAATCCAATCAAGTAAAGGCAAACCATGAAAACTCTCGGATACATCGCATATGAAGGTCCGTCCCTGATCGACGGCGCGCCGATTGTCGTTATCGTCAACAAACTTGACGGCTCGGACAATGAGAAAACCGGTGCGATTGTTCAGAGCTTTATCATCCGGTCGGACGTCGCTCCTATCGAAGCGCTCAAGACCGGCGCCGACGCTAGCATTTGTGGCGATTGTGGCCACCGGCCATATCTCATTAAAACTGGCCAAAGTGACGAGCCACCATGCTACGTCAACGTCGGCCGATCGGTGCGCGCAGTGTACGAAGCATACAAGCGCGGCCGCTATACGCGCGCCGATGCGGCCACAATCGCCCGCGCCCTGGCCGGCAAAATCGTTCGGCTCGGCACTTATGGGGATCCAGCAGCTGCGCCGGTGCGTATGTGGACGTCAATTACCAGATATGCAATTGGGCGCCGGGGTTATACGCACCAATGGGACCGTCCGGGCTTTGATGCTCCCGCATGGGCGCCACTTGTCATGGCAAGCGCCGACAGTATCGACGAAGCGGCTCGGGCTAATCTGCTAGGAATGCGCGTTTTCCGCGTTAGCATCGGCGTCGACGTCCAAGCGGGCGAAGCATCGTGCCCGGCAAGCGCCGAGGCCGGCCGACGCGCCACATGCGCCAAGTGCACTCTATGCTCTGGCACCAGCATACAAGCGCGGGATATCGTGATAGCGGACCATGCCGTCGGTCACAAGCGCCGGGTGATTGCCATTGCATCGGTCTGATTGCCAGTAGCATGGTCTGATCGGGCCATGCTGCGGACAATCCGTCCGGCAACAAAGGAGCAAACTTTATGCAAGTAAATCAGACGCTCACAATTCACCTATTCGGCCGGCCTGAACGGGTCCGCATTCTCGCCATCCGGCGCGCGGGTACGGTTGACGTCGAACGGCTTTCTGACGGCCGGTGCTTTCGCGTTTCGGGGTTAGTAGCATGAGAGAGCACTACCAACCCCGACCGGTCCGACGCGCCGAATCGGCTTTGGACCTTATCGCTGCCCTGGCCATCGGGTTATCTTTGGCCATGCTTGGCTTGGCCTATTTTGATGTCCTCTGGCCATGAGTTACAAAATCAAAACCAAAGCCGATAGGCAAACCGCGTACATGGTCGCGTTCGCTGAGTTGTTGTTGGCCAAGCATCCGCGTCTGGCCGGCCGCATCGATTGGGACGCTGCCAAGTACTACTACCTATACGGGACCGACGTCGCCGACGCGGTCGATCAATACATCATCGCAAGGAACATCACATGATCACCATCACCCACAATCGCGCGCGCCTGATTGTGCATCCGGAACACGCCGAGCAAACCCGCGAATTACTGGCCATCGTCGACAAAAGCAAGGGTAAAAGAGGGCGCAAATTGCCCCGAGACAAGGGCCAGGCCAAGCACGATAGCAGCAAACGCCATTTCCCGGCATTTGAGCCCGGCATGAGCACGCGGGAATACTTGCGACAGTATGCGGTTTTAAACGCGCATGTGCACCTATTGCCCGTGTCTGATGC